CACGGAACTAGCACTTCGGCACTTGGGTGAGGTCTTAGTTGGATCAAGACCTACTTCCAGCCGGTGTCAGCAGACTGCTTTACTGCTGGCAATGCTCATCCGCAAGGGTGAGTACCGGGAATTGTGTGAGTTTGAACACTCCTATGATTATGCGGACGATCCGCTCCACGTCTACCACCTTCGCCAGGCCACTGCTTTCTTCTCAAAGAGAGCAGACCTGGAGATAGGTATTGACAAAGAGCACGCCGCGTGGGAGAAGTTCGAGCTCTCCGAAGAGAAGTGTCGAGAGACCAACGACCGGCTTAAGCAGTGGGCGCGGGGGGATTTATTCCCCCCCGACGTTGAGCAAGTAATCTTTCTTGCTCAGCGAAAAATCGCTCATATGCTAGGGCCGGTACCGAACCTCTCGGATTTGAAACTTCACTTCGGACCTGGTGCGACAACCAAAACGCGAAAAAGAACTGCAGCGCCAAGATACAAACTGGCAGCTGCATTCGCGTGTAGCGAGGACCTTCTCCCGTCGGCGCAAGCCGTATTGGAGGAAGTGCCTGCTTGGGCGTTCGGGCCTGATAATCCGAACGTCGAGGCGGCGACAGTAACCGTTGAGATCAACCACGGTAAGCTGTCCTTCGTCCCGAAGAACGCTAAGACCCTTCGGAGCGTAGTCACCGAACCACCGCTGAACGGATTCGTCCAATTAGCGATTGGTGACTATCTCAAAAGGAGGTTCAAGGCGTTTGGGCTTGACCTTTCGTCTCAAGAGCGCAATCAAGCGCTTGCGAGAGTTGGGTCGATTACCGGAGCTTTAGCAACTCTGGACCTAAGTAGTGCCTCTGATCTCATAAGTAAAGAGGTCGTCTATCACCTCCTGCCACTGGATTGGGCGGCTTTTCTTGCCCAGTTCCGGACCGGTAAAGTGGTGTACAACGGCCTTGAGATCACGCTCCAGAAGTTCTCATCTATGGGAAACGGTTATACGTTTCCCTTGGAATCCCTGATTTTCTTCGGGGTTGCCTCCGCAGCGACGCAAGTCGTTAACGAGCAAGGGGACTTTTCCTGGAAGGACCAAGTCGGCGTCTATGGGGACGATATCATCGTTCCCACGGAAGCCGTTGACCTCACGA